CCAGGGAGTGTAGTCCAACGGCAGAGACAAGAGACTTAAAATCTCTACAGTGTGGGTTCGAATCCCACCACTCCTATTGACACGTATGTTATAGTGTAATTACATTGGAATAAAATATGCTTCATTCACTAACACTAATCGCTATCATTGTAATAGCAAGCACAATTATTATACTTAAGGTTTATAACCCTCACTAAATAAAGAGTAGGTGTTTGTAAGACATGTCGGCTGAAGACATTAGGTTATTAGTTGAGAGATGTTATTCTCAACCAACAGGTATTCTAACTCCAAATGAATTGGATCAGTTGAATCCTGCTGTGTCTCCTGCTGTGTCTTCTCAGGTGACTCCAGCTCCTTTACCAGGAGAAGCAATAAGAAATTTAGTTGGTAGATGTTATAGTGTTCCTGTACCTAACCAACCCAACCCATTAGATCAGTTACTTCCAGCACCAGCAGGAGAAGAACCAGATCCTCCTGTAGTAGAACCTCCAGGAGAAATAATAAGAACTCTAGTTGGAAGATGTTACGGTCCACCTGACCCACCACCTTTAACACCACCCCCACCAGATATACCAAAGCTTATCACTGAGATTCCTATACCTCCTTGGGTACCTTGGATTGTAGATATCACTGGTATACCTCATCCACCTCATAAGATAACTCTTAAGCCACCCCCTCCAGGTAAGATGACTTGGGTCATGGTTGCTGATCCAGTTAAAAATGAGTGTGAAATTGTAGCAGAACTTCTTGATCTAGATCTGTTAAAAGAATTACCAGAATATAGTCAGGATGGTAAAGGACCACCAGGATGGTGGGAGCATAAGGAAACAGGAGAGAAATACTTCTGTGATTTATCTAAGAGAATAGACGATCCATTCCAACCTTGTGTTAAGAAGGCATTGGAATGTTTATTCCGTCCTTACTTTGGTGGTATGTGGAAGCCACCCAAGACAGATTGTGATGCCTACTGGCCTAATGGTTGGAGTGGTAACCAAGAGTATGTTTGTGTCAAAAATTGTTTCCCAGATCGTATACCGATCTATGAATCTTACGATAGCACAGGCACAATTAATGTAACCTTCGATGCATCTGGACAGTTGGTTGCTACTGGTAGTGGTAGTGTTGAAGTAATATTAAAACTATGGTGGAATGATAGACCGTGGACACATGGTACTGCTATAGATTCTATTGATGTAGCAGGTAAAACATTTACTAGGGTTGGTAGATCAGGTGAGCAGACTGAGACTATCACGGTGAGTTCTGCTGGCACTATACCTGTTGCTTTTACAGGACTACACGCAGCAAATAGTCCCTTACTTATTAAAGATAATGGTACTAGGATTTGTATGCTAGATGGTCATGGCAATGATTGTAATGCTAACTTTACTATAGTATCTACTAATGCATCTGCTGACCATGCATACTATGAGACTGGTGCTAAGGCAGGATATACTTTAACTAATACAGAACCAGGATTTTATATCTTAAGAGACCCGATACCAGGTAAAACTGTACCACTCTTTAGATTCTATTCTACTCTGAAACATGATACTTTCCTCACTACTAATCCAGGTATGCCTGACAGTCCTGGTCAAGGTGAGAGAGCAACCATGAATGCCTCTGGTATGGCAGGTGGTGAGCAGATAGGACATGTATTCCCTGATGCTACTGCTATGAATAGTTACCTAGCAGAGGGTGAGCAAGCAGAAGCATTACATAGATTCCATAGTAGTAATCCATTTGATCACAAGTATAAGATTGATGGTCCAAAGTATCCTGTTAAATTAACTGGTGCTAATGCTTATCGTATACCAAATGAAGTAAAGTCAGACCTTGCTGTTAAGATAGACGTTGAGAAAGGATCATCCTCATATGATAGTACTATAGGACTATACCTAGCAGATGAGACTGGTCCTAAGTATGGAAGAATAGTATGCACCAACGCACAACAGGGCACTGAATTGTTTGTTGCTTATGTTCCTAGTGGTAAGTTAAATGATTATGCTGGTGGCACTATGGGTTTCTTCTTGATACCTAATGGTGGTAACGTAAATTCATTAGCAGTGAATGATATAATATCATTTGAAGCACTTAATACTGGTGGAAATGGACCTGGGTTTAGAGGTGTTGGAGTTAGCTCAGCACAACAAAACTATATTTTCTTCAGTGATAAGCAATGGAATCCTCAGAATCAGAAAGACTATACTAAATGGCAAGGTGCAAACACACAGTTGTGGGAAGACCTTCTTGATGGTGATGATGACTACAATGATGTAAGACTATGGCATCAAGTCGGATGGGACTTTGATGGTTACATGTATGAAGGCATCCAGTGCTATGTGTATGCGAAAGCAGCACCAGAGAAGGTGATGAGGAAGATAGAGCCTAGAGTAAAATGCGACACCAGAATATTACAGGCCAGCTTTAAGGATATAATTTTGAGAAGGATGGATTGTGGTACTAAGATACCTACCATCGTAGGTAATGATTTCGAGTGGGAGTGTGGAAAATGTAGGGATGATAACACTTGGTATTATAATCCAGCGACATTAGCATGGCGTATTACTAAACCTGGTGGTACTTCAAGTGTAGCTGCATCCTTCGATGCATCTGGTAACTTAGTTACTAGTGGTTCTGGTACTGCAACTGTAACCTTTAGCTTCAGTTGGAGTGATAATCCAGGAACATATGGTACTGCACTTGGAACTTATGAGATTACTTCTCTTGGAATATCATTCACACAGGGTAATAGTAGAAGTGGATCATCAACAAATCAGACAGTTACTGTAGCTGCAGGTCAGACATATAACTGCACCATTACTGATGGTAATGCTGCTGGATTTGATGTAACAAATGGTAATCAGACTCTATGCTTTAAGGATGCTGATGGAAGTGATTGTAATGCAACTCTATCCATTGTTGGTGTGGAACAAGAAGATATGGAGATAGAAGTTACTAATTCTGTAACTGAAAAAGATACTTGGGTGCAAGTAGGTGCATCAAATAATCCTGCTAACCCTTGGACACAACACATGATTGATCATGGTATCTATCGAGTTGTACCAGCAGACACTGCGATAGATCCTTATCTAGGAGAGTGGCAGACACACACTGCGACATTCACTAGCACTGGTGGTAATCACAACCTAAAGATAGAAACTGATAACTATGGACACGTTAAACTCACGGATCCTAGTGGTGAGGTGATGGTAGACAGAGAGATTGATTATAAGGATGGTTTTGGTAGTGAGGTTCTGGGTCTTAGATCACTAAGTGCAGGCACTTATACTCTAGAGACTAGGGTTAGGAATTATAAGTTGGGTAGATACTCTGTTGAATTAAATAGGTATCAAACTATCAAAGCACAGGTAGGTGGTACCTTTAGATTCGTATCGATGGGTGGTATTACTGGTGGTCTCTTTGGTAATTGTATTAAGTTTACTATCAGGGTCTTAAAGAATAACGTAGAGCTCTTTACCAAACAATTTGAAGCTCAGTATTGGCCTCGTATAGGAGCAGACATATGGGATAATGATATTACACTGTCAGCTGGAGATAAGACTGCTAATCCACCTGTTGAACCTGACACGTTAACATTTGAGTTGGTTAGTATTGATACTGGTCCTGTTACTGGTGACATATCATTAGAACTTGCCATGTATAATACTGAGAGTACTGAGTTTGATAATGTCTTTAAACTGATGCTAGGCACACTGTCACATGATGGTGTCGTAGCAGAGGGAATGGGTAACCCAACTAACAACCCTGAGACTGCTGAGGGTGGTGAGGTAGAAGGATATGCAATGTCATTCAATCCTACCAACAGACAGGAGTTTGAATGGGAACCAGGAGGTATCAAGGATGATACTATACCTAACCCACCTGCATGGCAAGATACTAATTACTCTTTCGGTACTAGAGTATTGGGTGGTGCTAATATATACGAAGCAACTTCTGATATAATATCAGATGGGACTGCTACTGTCCCTACACATACCTCAGGTACCACTGACAACTGGAAGTTTATTCGTGTTGCTCCCTATCCTAGTTGGGTTGAGGATGATGTCCCTGATCCTGGTCACTATTACACATACACATGGGCAAATAATGCACCAGTGTGGATGCATGGATCACTTCAAGATCAACCTGAGATACCAGGCAGATCTAGGACAAGGAACAATCCTTTGATGCCTCATATTCCTGGAGGATATACTGATACAGGTTACTTGTTTGAAGATGATGCTAACTATTTCTCTGCTACCATCTTAGAGTCTTACAACTATAGAAATCTTTCTGGATGCTACAACCATCTACTAGAATCATTCCTCTTTACTAGACTTGAAACCCTGAGGGGTGACAACATATCAGATGCACAACGAGAGATACTTGCTGAGTCAGTCCCAACAACATTTGCACGTAACTCAAGACCGTGGTATGTTGTAGGTGGAGACAACGCAAATAACAAATGGTATGTTAACCCAGCATGTATAGCATGGCGTATCACTCAAGGTGCTACAGAAATTGCTACTTCAGTTACTAACAAGGGTGACTGGGTTAAGATAGGTGAACCAAATAATCCTGGTAATGGTTGGACACAACACATGATTGACTATGGTATCTACCCTGTCAAACCTTTAGATTCAGAGATAGATCCTTACATAGGAGAGTGGCAGACACATACTACTACTGTTACCTTCCCTTCCTCTACTACATACTCTATTAGGATAGAGTCTGACAACTGGGGTTGGTTAAAGATAACAGATCCTAATAGCGTAGTCATATATGATGCTGAGATTACCTATGTTGATGGTGCTGGTGGTCAGACTATACCCTTGACACTAGCCGCAGGTGACTATATTATAGAGACACGTGCTAAGAATAAGAATGTCCAAGGTGGCATCTATCAGGACACTGTTAATGCTATCTGGAATGGAAGTCAACAGTCTCCACAGAGAGACACATACTTCTCACCTCTTACCTTTGTCCAAGACTATACTCTTGACAACTATCATGGCACTGGTGGATCAAACTATGCAGATGCATGTAAGATCCGTGTAGGTATTACATTCTACCCAGTCATCTTCGATCAAACCACTGGATCTAAACAGGTTCACTACTGGCAAGCGATGATTAGTTCATTAAGTGTTGTCAATAAGGGTAAAGGATATGCAAAAGGATCAGAGTTTGTGCTAACATGGCCTCCTATGCGAGAGAGACCCGCAGAGGATCCATCGCAGTCACCTTACTATCCTGATCAAGAAGAAGACTTCTCTATGCCAGCAGGTAAACAACTTGCTTGGTGGGAGAATGAAGACCTAGTTAGAAGGAGTCTTAAGGAAGCCTTCTATCAAGAGTCACACAACAAAGACTCTGTAGTATGGTATAGTAGTACAGACAAAGCAAAATTCAGAGTTAGATTTAAAGTAACTCTTACATCAGTAACAGACCCACCTTAAAATTATGGCACAAGGATTCGATGGTTTCACACCAGGTGAGATCGCAGCAGAGAGATCACTAGAGAAATCTTCAAGAGAGTTAAGGACTCTTAAGAAGGTCATCGAAAAGTATAAGGATGATCCGAAGGGCAAGAGGAAGATGCTTAAGAAGATGCAGAAGTACTGGAGGAGTCCTATCGCAGAGATCAAAGGTCTCGATTACAAACCGAAGGGTGCTAGTTGGACACCCCCTGAAGATTTGGAGGCAAATTTGAAGCAAATGGCCGAATATATTGACCCAAGAGGTGAAGAAGGTGAGGATTCCAACATAAATAACAGTGCCTTAACAGTGGAGCAAGAAGAAGAACTTCGTGCTAAACTTATTAAAACAGACAAAGCCGATGATTAACTTGGAGGAGAAATTCGGGTCTTATATTGGAAGTAACAAGACCTTTAGAATAGATGGAGTAAATGAACCAGTAACAGGGTATGGATACCACTGTGATGGGTCAGACATAAAAGGTTACTGGGTTAACACTCGTAACTATAAATTATTTTATAATTTGAATGAACAATTCATTAGGATGGTACCATTGAATGACGTGGACAATACAACCTCTGTTTCCTAAACCTCTATCATCATCTAAGATTAACGAAGAGGTCTGTGATATTCTTGTAGATATGTGTCAAGAGTATGAGTTCTCTCTTGATGGTGATGAAGCAGGAGAAGAGGGTGGTGTCACGATAAACAAACATGTGTTGCATAATAAACCTGCTGTGTTAGAGTATCTTACACGTAAGGTTAGAGAATGTATCTGTAGACTAGGTTACCATTGTGATGTCCAAATCACTACCTCTTGGTTTACTGTTACGTTTGAAGGAGGGTATGCTAACGAGCATGCTCACTGCAACTCATGGTTCAGTGGTGTCATATATTATGATGCTTACGATCAAGATTCATCTCAACTTCAGTTTGTTAATCCCCCTACTGGTGTGTATGTTAACCCATCAGACTATAATGATTATAACTGCACTGATATGAAGGTTGCACCTGAAAGGGGTACCATTATATTATTTCCCAGTGATGTAAGACATAAGGTACTAAAGAATTACTCACCACATGAGAGATTCTCACTGGCATTTAATGTCATGCCAAAAGGTTACGTGGATGTAGGAGACTCATCTTACATGTACCAGTAACAGAACTGTCACAAGGGGGCTTGACGGATACCCGCAATGTAAAGTATTATAAATACTTCTTAACAAAGGACTCGAAACTATCGTAACCCTGTGTTGGAAAAAAAGAACCCCATGTCGGGGGTTTCTATCATCCGCAGGGTCTTTTAGTATCCTTGCGAGACACTTAAACAAAAACATGTCAATCAAATCAACAATCGCTGCTGTTGCAGCATCTCCATTCCTACTCGCTGGTGCAGCTTTTGCTGGTCCATATGTGAATGTCGAGTCAAACCTTTCCTATCCTGATGGAGAGTATTCTTCAGCAACTACTGACGTTCATATCGGTTACGAAGGAACTAACGGTGGCAAGCTTGCATACTACGTACAAGGTGGTCCTGCTGTAAGTCACAGCGAAGCTGCTGATGATACAGACCTAGACTTCTCTGGTAAAGTAGGTGCTGCTTATGCAATCGCTGATGCTACATCTGTATACGGTGAGCTTTCAGGCATCACTGACGAGGACAGCAACGGTGACTCTCTAGTTAACTGGGGTGCTAAAGCAGGCGTTAAGTTCACTTTCTAAATCAGAAGGTTAATATCACACTAAATAAAGGGTCACTACAGGTGACCCTTTTTTCTTTCCACTATTATTAATATGGCCAAACAACCAGGAAACACCGCCATCTACACTCGTGAAGGGTGTGGCTTCTGCTCAAAGATTAAGGAAGTTTACAAAAGTAAGGGGTGGGGGTTTGCAGAATACAAATTAGGTGTTAACTTTACTAGGGAGCAATTCAAACAAGAGTTTGGACCCCGAGCCACCTTCCCTCAAATTATCATTGCAGGACATAAGATGGGTGGTTGCACCGAAACTATTAAATACCTTCGAGAAAATACGTACGTATGATGAGTGACGCTAACCCTGACGAACTCTATACCATCATTGACCGAGCAATCGACGAAGCAATGTTCAATGGTAGGTTCCTCTTTAATATGAAAACTTATCTCACCTCTGGCAAGTGGACACGCAAGCAGACAGGTGAGTTGATTGAATCAAGTTCAATGGGAGAGTTGACACAAGTGGTGGATGAGCTGTCGCAATACATTGCGAGAGATAAGTATATGTCTGAGGCATATAGTAATCTACCTAAACCACAAGCGAGAAAGATTAGGAAGTATTTCCAATCACTAATAGATGATGCTAAAGAATACTATGATAACCGTAGACCAGGTAGACCTAAGAAGACTGCTAAATAAAAACGACATAGTTAGGAGGATTCCATGACGGAGATAAGTTTTTTGTACATTGCCTTCTTCCTAACGATAGGTAGTTTTCTTTTAGGTTTTGTGGTATCATGGAACATAAAAGATGTCTTCGACGCATGGAGAGAGAATGCAGAGTATGCTGCAATCGTTATGCATCCTGAGATGCAGACCGAAGATGGACCTGTTGATCCATCTGAGTTAATCTACTTGCGTATTCACGACGAAGATGATACACTGTATGATGACGAGACTGAGTAACTATGAGACTAATGATTTCTGAGGTGCTTCAGAAGGCTCACAACGCTAAGACGAAAGCACAGAAGATCAAGATCCTTCAGGACAATAACACTCCTGGTTTGAGATCTATCTTCATTATAAACTTTGACGACAGTTTACAACCTCGTGTCCCTTTGGGTGAGGACGTACCTTATCGTAAGAATGAGGCTCCAAAGGGCACAGAGCACACACTACTAGAGAAGGAGTCTAAGAAACTCTATCGATTCTTTAGGGGTGGAGATGACACCTTGAAACCACTGAAGGTAGAGAGTATGTTTATACAACTACTTGAAGGTCTTCATGAGAGTGAAGCAGAGGTGTTGATAAAA